CGCGACAAGATCACCTTTTGCGGGTCACGGGGGGGGGGTGTCGCTGCGAACCTTCCTGAAGCTGCGCGAGCAGCTGCAGCCGCAAGGCGATGGCCTGTTTCCGGACATGGAATCGCAGACCTTCGCGTGGAAGGGGTGAAATGAGCCACTACGCCACAAACTGGGCAATCCAGCAGCGGGGCCTGAAGCCCGCGACCAAGCTGGTGCTCTGGTATCTCTGCGACCGCCACAACCCCGATTACGGGTGCTTCCCGAGCCAGCAGCAGCTGGCCGCGGATGCCGAGATGTCGCGCGCCTCGGTCAACACCCACCTCAAGACGCTCGAGGAAGCAGGGCTGATCCGGCGCATCGTATCGATCGACGAGAAGACCAGGCGCCAGCGGCCGACACGCTACATCTTGAGCTTCGAGGCCGACTTTCACCAAGAGCCGTGTCCAGCTTCTGGACACGGGATTTCAGGAACGGAGCCGGAACATCAGGCCGAGCCGTGTCCAGATATTGGACATGGAGCCGTGTCCAGAATTTGCGCAGAGCCGTGTCCAGAAAATGACGAAAGCCGTGTCCAGAATCTGGACACTAACCCTGTAAGGGAACCTTTAAGAGAACCTGTAAAGGAGGAGGAGGACGCGCAAGCGCTCGAGATCGAGTTTCTGGAGTTTTTCGGGGAGTTGCTGGCTGCCCTCGGTTTCGTCGAGGGTCGAAGGTTGCCGAGCTGGTGGCGCGGCGATCAGGCCAGGGCCCATGTGCGGCGATGGGAGGCGGATCTCGGCCTGAGCCGGCAGAGCATCCTGCAGATCGCCCGGTCGACACGGCTGGCGCATCCCACCCCGCCGGATGGCCCTGCCGCGCTGGACCGGGCGATGGAGAGGGCTGCGGCCGAGATGGCGGCAGACCCCAGCAAAGCAGCCAGGCGCAAGGGGAAGATCCGCGAGGCGCTGCCTGCGTCGAACCCGGACGACGTGCTGCGCTTCTTCGCCGATCTGGTCAATGGCGACAAATACCTGCCTCCCAACGCCATCAGCACCTCGAGGAGGCACGAGCTGCTGTCCCGCGGCCTGGTCACGGAAGAGCGCCTGCAGCAACGGGGGGTGCGATAGCCCATGACCGACACCGGCCCGCGCCCGAACCTGCCTGCGACCGTCCCCGTCCGCCATTCGGCCACGGCCGTCGGCGGCAGGCTCATCCTCACCCACTACCCGATCACCGAGTACGCCATGGGCGCCGGGCTGGCCATCCCACTGCCGGACACCCTCCAGGACATTGCCGAGACCATCGGCCGCGAGGCAGCGGTGAGGCTGTCCGAGGGGCTGCTGCGCCAGCGGACGGGGTCACGATCCTGGCGCCGGCAGGTCTACATCCCCCAAAACCTCAAGGACGATCACCCCACCGTGCTGATCCTCGGCCGCGCCTTGGCCGAGGAGCTGCAGGGCACCCACGTCAACTGCATCCTCGAGATCCCGCGCTGCGCCGACATCCAGGCGGCTTACCGCGAGCATGTGGCAAGGTGCATGCTCGAGGCCGGTGAGACGCCTGACGAGGTGGTGGAGAGCGGCGTCTGCGCCCGCTCCCTGGCGCAGCGCCTCGGCGAGGAGCGCAAGGCATGACCCCGGTCGCCCCTCGCCTCATGTGCATCAGTGCGCAGAAGTCGCCCCGGCGACCCCCTTCTGACCCCCGAATCGGTGGGGGCCTCGGAGGGGCCTCAAGCCCCCTGTGGCAGAACCGCAACACATTGAAATGTCAACAGAAATCGGCGGGTCCTTCTGAGGGGGGGTGCCATGCGGGTGGCACCGGAGCGCGGAAAGCTAATTGTGCGTGGGCGCGCGAAGCGCGGCATACGACTATATCTCCGGCGCCTGCATGAGCAATCGTCGGGGCCGCGGAAGGCAGGTCAACCGCAACGAGGTGGCCGACCTCTTCGGCGTCGCGTTGACGACGATCGATGACTGGGTTCGCCGCGGCTGTCCCGTCATCACCCGCGGCAGCCGCGGCAAGTCTTGGGCGTTCAACAGCGCGGACGTTTCGGAATGGCGAGAGCAGCGCGCGCGGCTGGAGGCCCAGGGCGTGGAGCTTGCCTCCAAGAAGGATCTCGAGCTGCGACGCCTTGCGGCCGAGACCGGGAAGGTGGAGCTCGAGCTGGCCCGCCTGCGCGGGGAGATTGCCCCGGTCCAGCAGTTCGAGCAGGCGATGACCAAAGCCTTTGCAGAGCTGCGCGGCAAGATGCGGCAGATCCCGAACCGCGCCGCCCCGCGCGTCGTCGGCCAGGTCGATGACCGGAAGATCAAGCAGATCCTGCTGGAGGAGATCGACCTCGCGCTGCTTGCCCTGGCCGAGGACCGCCTGCTCGACGAAGACGACCTAGAGGATGACGCGGAGGACGAGGACGCATGAGCCACCCCTTCGATAACCGTGCTGGAATCGCACAGGCGGTGCGGGAGGCGCAGGCCCATCTGCGGCCGCCGCCGGACATGCTGCCCAGTGTCTATGCCGAGCAGGCCGTGCGGATCCCAGCCGGAAATGTCATTCCCGGCCTGATCCGCTTCGACAACGCGCCCTACCAGCGCGAGCCACTGGACATGACGGTGAACCCGGATTGTCGCCGCATCACGCTGATGTGGGGTGCCCAGGTGGGAAAGGCGGTCGCTCTGGATACGGTGCTGCCGACGCCAGGCGGACTGCGTCCCATGGAGGACATTGCTGCAGGCGACATGGTGATCGCCGACAATGGCGAGCCTTGCCGCGTCGTCTTTGCGACCGAGCCCATGGTCGACCGCCCCTGCTACCGCATCACCTTCGACGACGGCGCCTCGCTGGTCTGCGATGAAGAACACCAGTGGACGGTGATCGACCGGGGTCACCAGATCCGCGGCATCAGCACGAACAGAGAGCGGACGCTGACCGTAGGCGAGATGCTTGATCCTCATCGTCGAAGCCGGGCGCAGGGCCGTGCCAGATACTCGATCCCGAACTGCGCCGCCATTGATCTGCCGGACGCCGAGCTTCCGGTTGACCCCTATGTCTATGGGTGCTGGCTCGGCGATGGCAGCGTCTCTGACGGCCAGATCGTCTTTCACGCTGCGGACTTCTGGATGGCGCAAGAGTTCGAGCGCCGCGGCTACCTGATCTATGGGCGGGAGAAGGATCGCCGGAACAAGAACGTGATCTACTGGCGCCTGGTTCGCGCGGATGGCCAGCCCCTTGCGAAGCTGCTGCGTGAGAACGGGTTGCGCCAGAAAACCAGCATCGACCCGAGATATCTTGTTGCCTCGGTGGCGCAGCGGCGCGCGCTGCTCGCCGGCATCATGGATACCGACGGTCACGTGGGTAAGGAGGGGCATGCGCAACTGCTCGCAAAGTCCGAACAGTTTGCCAGGGACGCCGCGCATCTGATCTGCTCGCTTGGCATCAAGGCCCGGATTAAGCCAGTCAGGAAGTCATGCACCTATCTGGGCGAAGAGCGCGCAGGGATATACTGGGCGGTCAGCTTCCGAGCCTACGTCGGCGACGGCGCTTTCGCGCTCCCGCGCAAGGCGGGGGCCGTCAAGCGCGCAAATGCCGGTAAGGTGTACCTGCGGAAAAGCGAGAGCCGTGAGCGCAGGATTGTATCGATCGAACCAGTCGACTCGGTGCCGGTGAAATGCATCCAGGTCGACTCCCCGCGCTCGCTCTACCTTGTCGGGAGGGAGTGCATCCCGACCCACAACACCATGCTTGCCCTCTGCGCCCAGGCCTACCGGATCGAGCAGAACCCCACCTCGCAGATGATGATGCAGCCGAGCCAGGGCGACCTTCAGACCTGGTTGCAGACCAAGTTCAACCCGATGGTCGAGGCCAACACCGGGCTGCAGAAGCTGATCGCGCCGCCCCGCGGACGGAAGGGTGTGAACAACGACCGCATGAAATCCTACCCGGGCGGCTTCCTGATGTTTGCCTGGTCCGGCTCGCCGAAGACCATGCGCGGGCGGTCCGCGCCTTTCATCGTGGCGGACGAGACGGATGGCTATGACCGGGTTGCCGAAGGGCACCCGGTCAGCCTGCTGGTGCAGCGCGCGGCCAGTTTTGGCGACGATGGCCTTCTGCTGGAGATCTCCACTCCCACCTTTAAGGGCGCCAGCTGGATCGAGGCGGCGTTTGAGGAGGGGGACCGGCGCCGGTTTCACGTCGCTTGCCCGCACTGCGGCCGCCATCAGACACTGCGCTGGTCGCAGGTGACCTGGGGCAAACACGCTGACGGCGAGGCGGATCCAGACAGCGCGGCGTATCTGTGCGAGGCCGAGGACTGCGGCACCCTATGGACCGATGGCGAGCGCTGGTCAGCGATCCGAGTGGCTGAGGCCGTCGGCGCCGGGTGGAAGGCGGAGCGGGTCTGGCGCGGCCATGCAAGCTACCATCTGAACGAGCTCTACAGCACCTTCCGGAAGTTGAGCCACATCGTGCAGTCATTCGTGGACAAGCGGGCTGCCAACGACCTGCGCTCCTTCGTCAACGTATCGCTGGCAGAAACATGGGAGGAGCAGGGCGAACAGGTCAAGAGCGGCACCCTGATGGAGCGCGTCGAGCGCTACCGTGCGCCGGTGCCCGCCGGCGGCCTGGTGCTGACCGTCGGGATCGACATGCAGCAAGACCGTCTCGAGCTGGAGGTGGTGGCGTGGGGCTTGGGCGAGGAGAGCTGGTCGATCGAGTATCAGGTGATCTGGGGCGACGTCCTGCGGCCCGAGGTCTGGCAGGAGCTCGACGACTTCTTGTCGCGCACATGGCTGCACCAGAGCGGGGCGCAGCTGCCGATCAGCGGCGCCTGCCTCGATACCGGCGGCACCAACGGCATGACGACGGCGGCCTATGATTATGCCAAGGGCAAGACGGGCCGTCGCCTGTTTGCGATCAAGGGTGTCGATGGCTGGGGTCGGCCTGTCGTCGCGGCGCCGAGCCGCAAGCGCACCGGGCGCGGGCAACGCAAGGTGGATCTGTTCCTGGTCGGAACGGATGAGGCCAAGATGATCGTCGCCAAGCGGTGGGGCATCCAGCAGCCCGGGCCCGGCTACTGCCACTTCCCCGAGGACCGGGATCCCGAATGGTTCGCGCAGGCAACGGCAGAGAAGCTGGTGACAAAGCACATCCGGGGATTCGGGCATCGCGCCTGGCACAAGACGCGGCCGCGCAACGAGGCGCTCGACTGCCGGGTCTATGCCTATGCGGCGCTCAAGATCATCAACCCCAATATCGCACGCGCTGCCAAGCGGCTCGCCTGCGACGAGGAGGAAGATGGCGACGTCACGCCATCGCCGTCCGCGCCGACAAAGGCCGCTCAGACCAAGCTGCCGACGCCGGAGGTGGCCGAGATCGAGGGGCCGCCAGAGGAACCGGAGGGTAAAGATCGTCAGCCTGGCGCAAGACGTGCCGCCCCTGCGCGCCACCGGCGGCAGAAGAGCAGCTGGATGAAAAGATGGTGAGGCATGACCGGATCTATCCCTGACACGATCCGCGCCGGCGCGACGCTGGATCTCCCGGTGGTGCTGACCGCGCACCCGGCCCCGGCATGGTCGCTGACGCTGATCCTGCGCGGCCCGTCGCAGATCGACCTGCAGTCGGCCGCGGACGGGCCCTCGCATCTGCTCGGCGCTGAGGCTGCGGTAACGGCCGACTGGACGCCCGGCAAGTACTGGTGGCAGCTGCGCGCGCAAAGCGGAGAGACCGTCGAGGTGGTCGATGAGGGCCAGCTGACGGTCGCAGCGGATCTCGCCGCGGTCGACGGGCCCCACGACGGGCGGACGCATCCCGAGCGGGTGCTGGCCGCCATCGAGGCGGTGATCGAGGGCCGGGCCAGCATGGACCAGGAGAGCTACTCGATCAACAACCGGAGCCTGTCGCGCACCCCGATTGCCGACCTGCTGGTCCTGCGCAGCAAGTACAAGGCCGAGGTGCTCGCTGCCCGGCGCGTCGCCGCCGGCGGCAGCTCCCTCTTCGGGCGGCAGATCAAGGTGAGGTTCCGCTAGGTGTTTGGATTCCTGAAGCGCAGCGCCGCCCCCGTCCAGGTGGTCGAGCCCCCCATGACGCGCAGCGCCGCGGCCGCTCCGAAGACCAGGCGCGGCGCCGGCGCCCATGTGCAGCGCATGATGTTTGCCGGCGCAGAGACGGACCGGCTAACGGCCGACTGGCCTTCGTTCCCGCTGCCCGCGGATGACATCATCCGGCGCAACCAGCGGATTCTGGTGGCGCGGTCCCGCGAGCAGGCGGCCAACAACGATTACGGCAAGGCCTTCATTCGGATGGCCAAGCAGAACATTGTCGGCCCCATGGGGATCCGGCTCCAGGCGCAGGCGCGCGACCAGAACGGCGCTCTGGACGCCGATGCGAATGACGCGATCGAGGCCGCGTTCTCGGAGTGGTGCCTGCGGCAGAACTGCGACGTCACCGGCAAATCGTCCTTCCGATCGCTTCAGTCCGCCTCGGTCGGCAGCGCCGGCGTGAACGGCGAGTTCATGTTCCGCAAGATCTTCGGCGCGGATGCCGGTCCCCTCGGCTTTGCGCTTCAGATGCTCGACCCGCAGCGGTGCCCGGTCGATTACGATGTCGAGCGCACCAACGACGGTACGTTCACGCGGCACGGGATCGAGTTCAACCGCTTCGGCCGGCCCCTCAACTATCTGTTCACCACCACCGACGAGCGCGACGCCAACTACAATTACAACGGTCGGGCCTTCGTGCGGGTGCCGGCGGCCGAGATCATCCACGGATTCCTGCCGGAGATGGTCGGCCAGAAGCGCGGGCTGCCTTGGATGGCGACAGGCCTGTGGCGCATGCGGATGCTGCATGGGTATGAGAACAGCGCGCTGGTGAACGCCCGCGCCTCCGCCTCCAAGGGCGGCTTTTTCGCCTGGGAGGAAGGCTTTGGGCCTGAGTCGGCGGAGGGTGAGGAGCGCGAGGACATCACCATGGAGCTCGAGCCCGGCACCTGGCAGGAGCTGCCGGCCGGCGTCAAGCCCGTCGCCGCCCACCCGCCATATCCCCAGGGCGAGTTCGCGATGTTCCGCAAGGAGCACCTCCGGGCGATGGCGTCTGGATTCGGGGTGGCCTACAACAACCTGGCCAACGACCTCGAGGGCGTCAACTTCTCATCCATCCGCCAAGGTGCGATCGACGAGCGCGAGCATTGGAAAGAGCTGCAGGAGTGGCTGATCGAGACGCTGATCGCGCCGGCGTTTCTGGAATGGCTGCCCCGGGCCCTGCTGATGGGCCTGATCGTGACCAAGCGCGGCGGCACCCTCCGGCCGGAGCGCCTCGACAAATACCGCGAGGTGCAATGGCAGGCGCGCCGGTGGGCGTGGATCGATCCCAAGTCGGACGTCCAGTCGGCCATCGACATGAAGAACAACCTGATGGGGTCGTTCGGGCAGTTCATTCGCGACCAGGGCAAGGATCCGCAGACGGTGTGGCGCGAGATTGCTGAGGACATCAATCAGATGCGGCTGGCGAATATCCCCGAGGAGTACATCCTGCAGGCCATGGGGCAAAAGCTGAACCCCGTCCCTGCGGCCGGCGCGGACGCCAGAGGAAACACCGCGCCGCCGGATTGATGATGGCCCCAACTGATTACGGGGACATCATGCTGGCCAAGCGATCCATCCTGCTCGTGGGCACCCACGCGGCCGCGCTGGCTCTCACCGGCGCATATCTGACGCGCGAGGTGACGCCCGAGCAGATCAACGCCAAGGCAGCGACCGAGGGCGACGCCCTCTGCCGGTTTGGCGAGGTCCGCGAGATCAACCAGGAAAGCCGCACCGTCGAGCTGGCATTCTCTTCGGAGACGCCGGTCGAGCGATGGTTCGGCGAAGAGGTCCTTGACCACGGCCCGGGCGCGATGCGCATGGCCCGGGTCGAGGGCGGCGCCGCGCTGCTGGTCGACCATGATTGGCGCGACCAGGTCGGCGTGGTGGAGAAGGTCTGGGTTGGCGATGACCGGCGGGGCCGGGCGACCGTGCGCTTCGGAAAGAGCGCGCGCGCCAGCGAGATCTTCGACGACGTGATCGACGGCATCCGCAAGCATGTCTCGATCGGCTACAGGGTCCACAAGGTCGAGATCGAAAAGCGCAAGGGCGCCGCCGATCTGGTTCGGGTGACGGACTGGGAGCCCTACGAGATCAGCCTTGTCGCTGTTCCAGCTGACCCGACGGTGGGCGTCGGTCGGACGCTGGAGCGGCAACGGGGCGATGCCGACATCGAGGCGGCCAAGGCCGCAAACCAGCAATCCCAAGAAGGAGCAGCCTCCATGAAATGGAGAAACTACATCGACGCCCAAGGCAACAAGGTGCGGTGCCAGGTGGGCGAGGACGGCAAGGATATTGCCGGTACCGTCGAGATCCTCGAGCGCGCTGCGCCCGAGGGGCAGAACGAAGTGCGCGGCGGCGACGTGAATGCTGATCGCCAGCGCGTCCGGTCCATCCTGGACACCGGCGAGAAGTTCAAGGCGCAGTGGTCCGGCGCTCCCGATCTCGCGCGCGACTTCGCCGCCGAGGGGCGCAGCGCCGACGAGTTCCGCAAGGCCCTGCTTGAGAAGATGAACGAGCAGCGCGCGCCTGCGCTTGGTGACGAGACCGGCAATATCGGCCTGACCGAGAAAGAGGCCCGGGGCTACTCGTTCATGCGCGCGTTGCGTGCCATGGCCTTTCCCGAAGACAAGGCCGCCCGCGAAGCCGCCGCGTTCGAGCTCGAGGCCAGCCGGGCCGCCGCGGACAAGGCGCAGCGCTCGCCCAAAGGGATCCTGATCCCGACCGACGTGCTGGTGCGCGGCCTGATGCCGAAGGAAGGCACCCGGGCGATGACCACCGGCACCACCTCCGGTGGCGATACCGGCGGCTACACGATTGCCACCGACCTGCTGTCGGCGTCCTTCGTGGATCTGCTGCGCAACCGCTCGACCATCATGCAGCTCGGCACCACCATGGGCGGCCTGGTCGGCAACGTCGATATCCCGCGGCAGGCGGGCGGCGCAACCGGATACTGGCTGGGCGAGGATGAAGAGGCCACGCTGTCGGCGATGTCGTTCGACCAGATCGGCATGAGCCCGAAGACCGTCGCCGGCATGCTGGAATGGACCCGCAAGCTGATGATGCAGTCCAGCATGGACATCGAGGCCTTGGCGCGCCGCGACATCGCGACGGCCCTGGCACTGTCGATCGACCGGGCCGGCTACTACGGCAGCGGCTCGTCCAACCAGCCGCGCGGCATCGCCAACTATGCCGGCATCAACGCGGTGGATTTTGGGACCGATGGCGGCGGCGCCGGCACCGGCCAGATGCCGACTTATGCCGAAATCGTGCAGATGGAGACCGAGGTCGCCGCGGACAATGCCGACGTGAACAGCATGGCCTATGCGCTGAACGCCCGGATGCGCGGCCACCTGAAGACCACGCAGAAGTTCGCCGGCACCGACGGAGCACCAGTCTGGGAGCCGGGCAACACCGTGAACGGCTACCGGACCGAGGTGACCAATCAGATCGACAACGGCGACACGTTCTTCGGGAACTTCGGCGATGCGCTGATCGGCCTCTGGGGCGGGCTCGACATCACCGTCGATCCGTTCACCCACTCGGCACGCGGCCGCATCCGCCTGGTGGCGATGCAGGACTGCGATTTCGTGCTGCGCCGGATGGAATCGTTCTGCCTCGGCCGCGACAGCACCGCCTGATAGCGGCTCCGCGAAAGCGGTGACTGACAGCACAACCGGGGGCCGCGACGGGTAATCGCGCGGCCCCTGTGCATAGCAACAAAGGGTGATGCCCATGAAGATGATCAAAGCGACCAGCGCCTACGCTGTCGGCGGGCGGGTGGTGCGCGCCGGCGAGACGCGCCGCCTCGACGACAAGCTCGCGGAGGACCTGATCCGGCGCGGCAAGGCGGTCCTGGTCACCGCCGAGAGCGAGACCGATGCGCAAGGCGCCACGAAGCCCAAGCGCGCGGCCAAGAAGGAGGGTCCTGCCGATGCGGGCTGACATGCTGGCCATCGCAGCCGTCGCGGCGCTGACCGCCACCGGCGGCCTTGCGGCCGTTAACATCACCGAGTTCCACGGTCGCGGCAAGCTGGTGCTGATGCACTCGGCCGCGCTCGAGGGTGACACCTGCGCGGTGAAGCTCCAGCACTCGGCCGACGGCACGACCTGGGTGGATGTCGCCGGGGCCACCTTCGAGGATATCACCGACGAGGCCGGCGGCATGCAGGTGATCGAGGTCGACATCGACACGCTGCGGCCCAATGTGCGGCTGCATGCCACCATGGCGGGGACCGCGGGGTTCAGCGTCACGCTGGGCGCGGTGCTGGTCGGCAAGCGCCAGATGCCGGCCTGACCATGCCGAAGCTGCCCTGGGAAGATCTCGATCAGTTCCTGGACGACAAGACGGGCTTCGCGATCACCGCGGAGCTCGTTCCGCATTCGGGCGCGGCCCGCTCCATCCTTGGCATCTTCGACGAGCCGTCGATCACTGCCGAGGCTGGGCGCCAGTACCAGCATGACACCACGAACCCCACCTTCCAGTGCAAGGAGGAGTCGGTTGCCGGCGTCGTGCGCTACGACACGCTGATCATCGCCGGGCGCAGTTTCGACATCCTCGAGGCCCCGGCCGTCGACGGGACTGGCTGGGCGGTGCTGAAGCTGGCGGCAGCTGCGGGGAGCGAGGGTCGGTGATCCGCTTCGAGATCGACGAGGCCGATCTCAAGCGTGTGGCCGACGAGTTCAAGGCGACCGACAAGCAGGTGGGGCAAGCCATCAGCCGCGCGCTCAGCCGCACCGCCGCAACGATGCGCAAGCGGGCCCAGACGGCCTTGGCCAAGGGGCTGGACCTGCGCCGCGGCAATGCCCTCCGCAAGCGCCTCAAGGCACTGAAGCTGAAGCGCAAGGGCACGATTCAAGAGATCAGCGTCTGGTTCGGCCTTAACGACATGAAGGTCGAGGACTTCAAGGGAAGCCCGAAGGAGGTCGGCAAGGGCGCGACCTTCCGGAACGTAAGTTATCCCGGCGGTTTCGTCGCCAGAGGGCGGCGCGGCAACAGGACGGTATTCAAGCGCAAAGGCCGCGGGCGGTTTCCGATCGTGGAGCAGACGGTGCCGATCGCGGACGAGGCGATGATCCTCCTCGAGGACGAGGTGTTCCACGACATCGCCCAGGTCTTCGGTCGTCACTTCGTGAGCGACCTGCGCGCGCGCGTAAAATTCGGGGATGCAAGTTGGGATCGCAGGAGATGAAGAATGGTTGAGATGATTGCAAACAGCGAGAGGCTGCGGTCTGTCCGGCAGAAGCTCAACGCGACGCTGCGCCCCTATGCCAACCGCGCCGAGTTCGAGGGCGCGCAGATCCCGGCCGAGGTGACGCTGGTCAATGTGCTCGCAGCGGATGGGGTTTATCAGGTGGTGAAGGACGCCGCCGGTGAATGGGTCAGCGGTGACGGAGCGACATGGCGTGCAGTGGTGCTTGCCACGATTGCCGCGGAGGATCTGGCGCAGCTTCGCGCGGACGCTCAGGCCGCGGCTGGTGCCGCATCGGACTCCGAGATGGCCGCCGGGCTCGAGGCCGACCGGTCCGAGGCTGCGCGAAATGCCGCCGAGGTGCTCGCCACAGGC